ACCGAAGAAGAAAAAACAAATGCCGCTATGTCGGCTTTTGAAAAGTTCATGAAAATGGAGGTAAAAAAGAATGATTAATCTTGACGCAATCAAAGAGCAGAAAGCAGATATCCTTGCTTCACTGTCAGCCGCTATCAGAGATAGTGATGACAAGGGCATGGAAGCCGCCCTTGATAAGTATGGCAATTTGATTTCAGATGCCATAATGGAGCAGGTGGAGAGCACCGCTGAGTCTGTCGATAGCCAGATACTCAGCACCAGAGGTGTGAGAATGCTGACCAGTGAAGAAAGAGACTACTATAACGCCGTCATTGAGGCGGGCAAGTCCGCAAACCCGAAAATGGCGTTGACAAACGTTGATAAGACAATGCCAATCACGATCATTGAGTCAGTTCTCGGTGAGATCCCACAGCAGCACCCTCTGCTCAACTTCATCAACTTCCAGGATACCACAGGTATCACAAAGATGTTGGTCAATGACCAGGGCGTTCAGACCGCTAAATGGGGAGATATTAACACAGCTATCGACAAGGAACTCTCAGGCGCATTCAAGAACTTTGACGTTGCGCTGAAGAAGCTCACAGCATGGATTCCAGTGTCTAACGATATGCTTGACCTTGGTGCTTCATGGCTGGACAGATATGTTCGTGAGATACTGGCAGAAGCACTTTGGGTCGGTATGGAAACCGGTGTCGTGTCAGGCGACGGTCTGAACTGCCCTATCGGCATGTGCAAGGACGTATCTAGTAGCGCATCAGTAGTCGGTGGCAAGTATCCTGATCAGAAGACAATTGCATTCAACGAGATGTCCCCTGAAGCTATCGGCGCAATTGCCGCACAGCTTACCAAGACAGAGGCTGGAAACAACAGACCACTTGATAACCTCATCTTTGTGGTCAATCCAAAGACATATCTGACAAAGGTAATGCCTGCGACAACAAATTTCGTTCAGGGAAAATGGGTCAATGACGTTATGCCTATTCCATGCACCATTATCCAGTCATGCGCCGTTCCTGATGATAGAGCTATCTTCGGCCTAGGCAAGCGTTACTTCATGGGTCTTGGCATGGCTAAGGGCGGTAAGCTGGAGTATGATGACTCGTTCAAATTCCTTGATGACGCAAGGACATATAAGATCAAGACATACGGCAACGGCAAGCCACTCGACAGTAATGCTTTCAGGTATCTGGATATCTCAAAGCTTAAGAGATTTATCCCGACAGTATACACTGTCACACCGTCAGAAACATAAGGAGTTGATATAAATGCAGCAGGCATTATTCGAAGAAGTTAAAAATCAGCTGAACATAACTTGGTCAGACGAAGCTACTGACAGAAAGATAAACAGCATTATAGCACGTGCTATAGGAGTACTTAACGGATATGCAGGTCAGGTGCTGGATATCAACGTTGACGAAAATATCAACGGCGACGCCCAGCTTCTGATCGACTGCTGCAGATATATATATAACGATTGCTTCGAGGACTTTGAAAAAAATTATCACAGTCAGCTCTTCGCTCTGAGAGCAAGATGTCAGATTGAGGAGATGTCAGGAGGAAGCGTATGATAAGTAAGCGGCAGACGTTCAATGACGGCATATGCACTATTGCAACTATCATCAATGCCAATGATTTGAAAATCAAGCAAGCAGGCATAAGATATGACAATCGTACCGTCGGCTCAGAGCGTTTTTATAAAGCCGCTGAGTATCAGCACCGCTGTGATAAAGTGATAAGAATACCACTTATCACCGAGCCGCAGGCGACTGACATTGTGATAATGAACGGCGACCAGTATAACGTCATTCAAGTTCAGATGATAAAGGACGCCAAGCCGCAGGCTTGGCAGTTATCAATCGAAAAGCGAAAAAAGAGGTTAGAGATCCATGTCAATGAGTCCTGATGAGATGGCTAAAGCTTTACAGCACGTATTTCAGCAAGAAAGTCAACGTGTTAATGAAGCCGCCAAAAGAGCCGTTAAGATGACCGCAAAGGAAACCCGCAAGGTCGTCCAAGAACACTTCACGTTCAATAACCGCTCCGGCAAGTATGCCAAGGCGCTTACAGTTAGCACCGAGTACGAGGACTCTTTCGACATTCGGCAGATAGTGAATTTCAAGAAGAATAAGCAGTATCTTCTCACACACCTGCTGGAGTATGGCCATGCTATGAAGCGTGGCGGCAGAACACTTCCGTTTAAGGCGAAAGCTTATCCGCACATGATATACGGACAAGAGTATGCCGAAGAAAAATTACCGGAAAACATCAGAAAGGAGATTGAGAAGTCGAAATGACATTGACAGATCTTATATCACTTTCAGGCATTCCTGAGGACAGGATTGCTAAGATAGATTTTCCGGCAGAAACTGAACTGCCATTTGCAACATGGATAAACAAAACACCTCAGACGATATCTGCAGACGGAAGAACTGTCGCAGTTATCCCACGGATTGCAGTTGAAATATACTGCGAGCCGGAAGATGAAGAAACGCATATCCTATTTGAGAACGCCCTTATGGATAAGGGCATATGCTTCTCAGTCGCCGCAGGCTATCTGGGGCAGGATCAGCAAATGGATATGTGGGTATATGAATTCGATCGCAAGGAGGAATATTAATGAAAGGAACAGTGAAAGCCGTTGCCCATGCACTGATTACAGAGTCTACAGATGTCAGTGGTGCGACAACTATCACATATGGAGAACTTAAGTATCATAAGACGAAGCTTTCGGGCACCCGTCAGGTAAGTCTTGACCCGAAGTCATCAAGCAAGGAGATATGGGCTGACGGCGTAGTAGCATTCGCAGGTCAGACTAATCAGGGTTACGAGGGAACTATCACCACACTTGACCTGTGTGATGATCTTGAGAAAGACTGGTACGGAAATGTCATCGAAGAGAAAAACGGCACACTGGTCGAAGTAGCAAGAACAGGAGAAGCGCCAAAGTTCGGCTTGATCGTACAGTATGAGTCAACATCAGAAGCCGAGGGATACACCGAGGTTTTCCCTTACTGCTATACTACAGATCGAACGAAATTCTCAGTTAAGACAGAGGAAGACAGCGGTATGGACTATGAGTATACAGAGCATAAGATTGCCTGCAAGCCGTCACCGGCTGAGGCTACTGTCAACAACAAGAAAGGACACATTGCACGTTTCCGTATAAAGGGTAACACAGTACTCACAAAGTTTCCTGAGTACACCTACACCCCGGGTGAATGACAATGAGCAATACAATAGTCCTGACTATAGACAGCAGGCAGATAGGCTTCAAGGCTACAGCAGGTATGTTCTATCGCTATAAAGAAGCGTTCGGCACGGAGTACCTTGAGGACGTTGTCAAGGTACATCAGTTCGGTAAGGGTGCCTTTGTTCAACAGGTCGAATACCGCACCCTATGGGTGCTTGCCAAGACTTATGATGATAGTATACCGCCTATTCAGACGTGGCTTGACAGCTTCGCCTATGGTGCATTTCCTGTTGATGATATCTATAATCAGGTTATGCCTATACTGCAGGCAAACATGAAAGTTGACAGAAAAAATCCATAAGCGGCAGTAAAAGCGGAGATGATCGGCCTCTCAAATCGGAGGAGGTCATCTCTCTTGTTATAAACAGGGGTCTTACTGTCGCTGATTTAGACCGCATGACGTATGGTATGGTAGTGAACTATGCCTGCGCCTATGACCGACAGCGATTAATCGCCGCCGGCAAAAAGGTCATTGACCCCGAAATAAAATACGAAGAATTGAAATCAAACCTGCCTGTTGTTGAAGAACGATATAAGCAGGGAAAAATCAGCAAAGAACGATATGAAAAGTATATTGCGAAAATAAAGGCATGGGAGGGTGAGTAATGGCTAAGTCATCATCAGATGAGAAAATCAAAGGTATGTACGTCAAAATCGGTGGTGATACGTCTGAGTATACTGCCGCCATGAAAGGGCTTAATGCCGATATCAATTCGACTACAAAAAATCTGAACAGCGTCAACAAACTCTTAAAGCTTGACCCGACTAACGTTGAATACACCGCTCAGAAACAGAAGCTTTTGAGCGAAGCTATCGAAGCCACAAAGACAAAGCTGGACGTTCTCATTAGAAACGAGAAAGATATCAACGAGCAGTATAAGAAAGGCGAGTTGCCCGTTGAGTCATATCTTAAGTATCAGGAAGAGCTTGAAAAGACCAAGAAGAAGCTGAACACACTGCGAGAACAGACCAAGACCGCAGACGATAGCACCAAGGAGCTCGGCAATGAAGCCAAGGATACGTCAGATAAGGTCAAAGACCTTGGTGATAAAGCTGACCAGACAGGCAGTGTCTTCAAGGACGTTTTCTCTGCTAATCTTGCAGTTGAGGGGCTGAAAGCTATAGCTAATGCCGCCAAGGAAGCGGCGGAAAGCTGTGCACAAGTTGGTATAGACTTTTCAAGTTCTATGTCCAATGTGGCGGCGACAATGGGCATGACCGCAGAACAGGTCAGCTCAGGCGCTGAGGACTATCAGAAGCTAGAGAACGCCGCCCGTGAATGTGGCGAAACAACAAAGTATACCGCTTCGGAGTCCGCTGACGCTCTTAATTACTTGGCTCTTGCAGGATATGACGTAAATAAGGCGGTTGAAACACTGCCGAAAGTTCTCAATCTTGCCACTGCTTCAGGCATGGATCTTGCGTCCTGCACTGACATGGTAACGGATACTATGTCAGCATTGCAGCTGCAGACGAGTGACCTTGACGGCTATATGGACATGATGGCAAAGACCGCCCAGAAGTCTAATACCACAGTTGCTATGCTTGGTGAGGGCATTCTCCAGTGTGCCGGCACGGTCAAATCCACAGGGCAGGACGTTGATACAATGTGCACCTCTCTTGGAATACTGGCTAATAACGGTATCAAGGGTGCAGAGGGCGGCACACATCTCAGAAATATGCTTTTGTCGTTAACATCACCGACAGACGTTGCTTCCACCAAGCTGAAAGAGCTGGGCGTAAGCGTGGCTGACAGTGAGGGAAATATCAGAGATATCAACGATATTTTCGGAGACCTTAACGCCAAGCTTTCCAAGCTCTCAGATGACCAGAAGACCAAGGCACTTAGCGATATCTTCAATAAGACAGACTTATCGTCCGTTAATGCCATGCTTCAAGGCATGAGCGGGTCTTTCGATGACCTGAAAGCTCAGGTAGATAACGCTGACGGAGCGTGTCAGACAATGGCTGACACCATGAATAACAATCTTAAGGGCAAACTGGCTATAATGGACTCTTCCCTTGAATCCCTTGGCATAACTATTTTTGATAAATTCAGCACCCCACTCGAGGACGCCGCTGAAAAAGGCTCAGAGCTTTTCAGCGAGCTTACAAAGGATATCAAAGATGGAGACCTCAGTGACGAATTCGACGATATGGGCAATGCCCTTGGAGATTTAGTCGAAACAGGCGCCAAGTTCGCCAAAGGCTCTTTGCCAATCCTCATTGACGGCATAAAGTTCTTCTGTGAACACTCTAACCTTGTTATTGGCGGACTGACGGGCATTGCAACAGCTATGCTGACACAAAAAGCCGTTACAACAGTATCTGCCGCCGTCACAGGTTTCAAAGAATTATCCTCAGCCGTGAAGTCAGCCAAGACCGCAACTGAAATGTTCAATGCAGTCAATGCGGCTACGCCATGGGGTGCAATTGCAACCCTAGCAGGCATTGCAGTTGGTGGTATAGTCGTTTATGCTACGTCAGCAGACGACGCCGCTGACTCAACAAAAGTCCTCAGTGACGAAGAGCAGGCGTTGGTCGACAGCACGAATGAACTGACAGACTCCATGAAGAAAGCCGCAGATCAGAGAGAAGAAGCCAAGACAGATATAGAAGCCGAGTATAGCAGCTATAAAAGTCTTGCAGATAGAATTTTTGAGCTTTCTGACGCCGAGAGCTTATCTAATGACGAGAAGTCAGAAATGAAAACTCTTGTAGACCAGCTGAACAGTGCCATGCCTGATCTTAATCTTCAAATTGACGATCAGACAGGCAAGCTCCTCAACAATAAGGACGCCGTCTATGAGTGCATAGAAGCGAAGAAAGAACAGCTTCTTGTCGAAGCAGCTCAGAAAGATATGGTCGCTATATCAGAAGACCTCTATAAGGCTGAGAAAAATCATAAAGAGCTTGAAGAAGAAATTGCCAAAAAGAAAAAAGAAATGATCCCGATTCAAGAGAAGATGAATAAGCTAAACGCAGATTGGGCGAACGTCGCTGATGAAAGTCAGTACTGGGATCTACAGGAGCAGTATGACAAGCTTGACAAGTCTGTAAAAGAGCTTCAGAAGTCGTATAAGTCCGCAGGCGGAGAGATTGAGCAACTGAACGCAGACTATGCTGACGCTTCCAAGTACGTTTCTGAGCATTCTTCTGCTCTCGAAGACAATTCAAAGGCCGTAGAGGACAATGCAAAAAAGGTCGATACGATCTATAACCGCACTGTCATGTACAAAGACGGCTTACATAATGTATCACAAGAAACTGTTGACGCAATAGTTGAGATGAATAAGAGCTATGACGAAGCCGTCCAGAAACGAACGGAAGAATTGCAGAACAATCTTAACCTCTTCGACGAATTCAACGGCGGTGCTGAGATATCCGCAGAACAGCTTATGCAGAATTTGGAATCTAATCTTGACGGCATGGCAAGCTGGTCTGATGATATCAAGACGCTTGCAGACAGAGGCGTGAATAAAGGTCTTATTAAGACCTTGCGGGAAGCAGGTCCGCAATCTGCAAGCAAGATAAAGGCGTTACTTTCCATGTCACAGCCTGAGTTGAAAAAGTACAGTGATATGTGGGAAGAGTGCATGGGTGACTGTAAGAAGATAGCAACATCAGAATTCGACGAGCTCAGGCAGCAGTATGATAAAACCATAAAGACGCTTTTAAAGCGTGATCAAATAAGCCAGATATCAGATGTATGGGAGCAGACGGGTGCGGCAATGATGTTAGGTATGCAGCAAGGCATACTGTCTGCACAGCAGTCCGTCATTAATACCGCAACAAGTGGAGCAAACGCAGTGCTTGCAGCGGTCAAGGGGGTATATGATATACACTCCCCTTCAAAGGCATTTGAAAATATATCGAAAATGAATGCGCAGGGTGAGATCCAAGGCTGGAAGTCATCAGAGGACGATATCATCAAAGCCTATACCAATACTGGTGACAAGATACTGTCAGAGAATATGCGCAATACATACAGCGATACTAATAGGGTCGCAAGGTCGGTATATAATGGATCATATACCCACAGTATCACGCAGAAAGCAACAACAAGCGCCACAGAAAACACGCAGGTCGTCCCAACAGTCAGACAAATGCCCGAGACTATTCATAACGTGATAGTATTCCCTAATGGGAAAGTGATTGCAGAGGAAACAGTTCCATTTATAGATGTAATGCTTGGCGAAAGAGCTGCGAGAAAGAAAAGAGGTAGTGCAGTATGACACGACAAATCAGATTTAATGGCAAAAAGTCGTATGAGGATTTTAAAATCAGAATAATCAGTGCAACAGTTGCAGAGCCGAAGAAGCGTGAGATCAAAGTGACTGTACCTTATCGCAACGGCAGTATTGACCTGTCTGACTATGACGGCAATTTTTATTTTGACGACACCGAAGTATCATACAAGATGTTCGTATCTGATACAGAACCTGTCACACTGCTCCGCAGGATTGAGAAGATCAAGAGCTGGTTATGTGAAGCTCCACAGCAGAATATTTATGACAACTATTCCGAGAACTATCATTTTGTCGGCAAGTGTAGAACTGTTGAGACCAGCCTTGGTGAAGATGACATAACAGCTACTCTCGATGTCACTTTCGATGTAGCACCATATAAGGTCTCTGACGACTTTGCAGACACAGCATGGGACACTTTTTCATTCGATGATGATTGCCTCAATCAGATGCCTCTCTCCTGCATAGCACACACAGACGGCTATCATTCCCAGCCGGGGGTACTATACTTCTATTCTTATGCCAAAGATGACATAGTTCCGAGCTTAAGGTATCACAAAAATGCTAACGATAAGGACAAACGAGGATTGACAATGCTTGATCTCAACGGTCATACCCTCACAGAAAACCTATACAAAGAAACTGAATCAACGTTTAGAATGCAAAATTTCGTCGTCAAACCCGGCACAAATGTCTTAGCTCTATACGGATCTGGTTCACTTGAAATCGAACTGGTGGAGGAAATACTATGTTAGTTACACTCGATGATGCAAAGACGCTTCACGAAACTGGTTCTGTCAGAACCAACAAGCTGACAGGAACCATTGCCAAAGAAATAAACGCTATTGACACATTTACGTTCAACATATATCCCGACAACAGCTACTACTCCGATTTAAAAGAACTGACATCGTTGATAAAGGTTTACGACAAGGAAAGTCTGATATTCGATGGCAGAGTACTGACGATATCACCATACATGACTGATAGTGGCGAGATTGGCAAACAAGTTGTCTGCGAGGGCGGTTTGTGTTTTCTGAAAGATAGTGTACCAATTATCAAACAGCTAAAGTGCACAATAAGAACGTATATAGCCACACTACTTTCAGCACACAATAATTCTGTTGAAAGCTACAAGCAGATACATATTGGCAATATTAACTGTTCGCAAGTGCAGCACACATTTAATCCAGGATATGAAGACACGTTCTCAGAATTGACGAAAAACCTGATTTCCGGTGAAGATATCAGAGGTGAAATGAGGGTACGCATCGGCAAAGGAGGCATTAGATTTTTCGACTTCATAGCAAACGAATTTTCAGAGTTCAGCAATAAAACGATACAACTAGGAAGGAATATGCGATCTATCACGCAGGCGATAGACCCAAGTGAGATCATCACAAGACTGTATCCGTTAGGTGCTGTCATCAACGATGATACGGGCGAACGTGTGACGCTTTCGGGAGCAACGAAGTATATTGACAATGACCAGCTGATAAAGCGGTACGGAGTACACGCTGGAACTATGGTATTCGACAATATCACCACTCCAGGCGCATTGTCTGGAGCCGGCAGAGTATGTGCCGGAGCACTAAAAGCAGCAAAAGTTCAGTATGAGGTATCGGCTATTGACATTGATAAGAAGCTAGACGGCTTTGCAGTTGGCTGCAGGTATCGCGTAGTCAATAGCTACCTTGGCATCGACGAAATATTGAGATGCATTGGCACCAGTATCGACATCAATGACAGATCACAGAATGTGCTGACATTTGGCGACAAGATCGCCACAATTAGTGGAATGTCAGCAAGAAAATAGGAGAAATGATTATGGCAAAAGCAATTGATATAAGTTTAGAGGTCACACAGGTGGCAACAGCATATACAGGTCGAGACGTCCGACAGGCTATTGTCGACGCATTGAACGCCACACAGAACGCAATCAATGAAATGAATATGCCAGCAGGATCTCAGACCCTTATCGTACCGTCAGAGACGACACTGGCCACAACGACTTTGAATCTGCCGTTCACACCGACTCAGAATACGCAGATCATCTGTAGTCTGCGGGAGGTGTCGGCACCAACAGTGAGAAGGCTGTGTGTAGAAACATTTTTCACAAGCAACAATTTGATAGTAGCGCTGACGAACGCAGAAAGTGCAAGTGCTACCGTTCCACAGGGTGAATATATTATTGACTGGATCGTAACAAAGCCATAGAAAGGAGGAATATCAATGCACATAAAAATCAACGAAGACTACAATGTAGTCGTGAACACAGCCCTACTGGGCTATGTTGGTGAAACAAATGCTAGACCCGTGTCTGTCGAGGGCATGGAGATAGACGGCGCAGACCGCTATGTGTTGACTATAGATTACGGTGACGGCGTTCAGTATGAGGTCGATATCACAGGCGGACAGTGGACGCCAACGGCAGATATCTTGCGTTCAGCGCAGACAGTTTCGTGCCAGATATGTGCAAAAAAACTGTCAGGCGACGAGTATATTTTAGTTAAAAAATCACGCATATTCCGCCTGAGAATAGGTGCGGCTATAGGCGATAATGCTATCCCGTCACCTGACGTGGCGATGGACGCACTAGACCGCATAGACGCCATAGGCAGGCAGGCGCACGCAGATATGCAGACAGCCGTCACCGCCGCAGAAACAGCGACAACAGCGGCAGAGAACGCAAAAAAATCTGCCACAGCCGCAGGTGTATCAGCAGACACGGCAGAACAGGCAGCAAGCCGAGCTGAAACCGCAAAGACATCTGCTGAAACGTCCGCAACGCAGGCAGACACTGCAAGGCAGGGCGCAGAAACCGCACGTCAGCAGGCGGTCGCTGCACAGAATAACGCTAAAATATCCGCAGCCCAAGCGTCAGTGTCAGCACAGCAAACCGAAGCCGACAAGAACATAACGGCAGGCTATGCTAAAACCGCCAAGACCAATGCTGACAGCACTGCAGCAGACAGACAGGCGGTGCAGACGTTGGCAGAACAGGTGACATCCGACAAGGCTACAGTGGCAGAAAACGCTACTAAGGTAGCGGAGGACAGAACAGCTGCTGAAACAGCTGCGCAGACAGCACAATCCATAGCTGATAGTCTGCCAGAGGATTATGTTACAGCGGTCGGGAAGATAGCCGAGAATACTGCTGAAATATCTAACGTGAAACTAACGGACAAGGAACTGCAAAGGCGTGTGGACGCACTGTATTCCATTGGTCAGGGTATCACACACCAGTTTGAGACAGATACAGATACGGCATACGTTAAGACTATTCCTACGGGCGGTAAGCTGATGTCGGTGAAAAATATCGGTGGTAGGTCTATTGTGTTTAACCAAAATTTTCAGTCAAGAAAAGAAATCAACAATGGTATTACTGCAACCGTGGATTCTGACGGAACAATTACGTTGAATGGAACTGTAACGGCATCATATTTCAATTTCAGAGATGTTACTCCAGAACAGAACAAGGTAGGAAAATATGCTTTCAAGCTGCTGATTATGAACAATCCTGATGATATAAGTATGAAATTCGGTTTTCTGAACCGAAGCCAATCAACTCCAGCAATTACAAGCGGTTCGGCAGTTCTGATTTATAATCAGACACAATATGAAACTTCATTAGGCAAGTCTACTGGAATTAGTGGTCTAACAGCAGGCACAGTTTTCAATAACGTTAAAATTAAAATTCAGATTTTCGACTTAACCCTTATGTTCGGTGCAGGAAACGAACCCACAAGCGTGGAAGAATTTGAAGCCATGTTCCCTAATGATTATTACCAGTATAACGCTGGCGAGATAGTCAGTGCTGGTACAGAGAGCATTGTGGAGCAGGGAAAGAATTTGTTTGACTATACTGACAAAACCTATTATGGAGCGAATGTAAGCAAGGTTGAAAATGGTGTTATTTACACAAAGGGGTTGACGACAACTGTTCTAAATATTCCAACTATTGTCGGCAATAAATATACGCTGTCGTTCAAAATAAAATCAAGTGGAACTAATCAGGGCGGTTTGCGGTGGTCACTGCAAAAAGGGAAAAACACATCATACGCACATGATAGTTCGCTGATAAAATCGGAAGTAGGTTATGCGGCAAACACAGAATATCAGGCAGTAGCTACGTTCGTAGCAACTACTGATTTTGTGTCACTGTGCACCATAATACTTATGGTTTATGACGTTCAGCAAGAAAATGGTGATACCGCTACCAATTATTCTCCATTCTATCAGATTGAACGCCCAATCCCCGAAGCAATCCGCAATCTGCCTGGCTACGGCTGGTCGGCAGGAACGGCACGAAACTACATTGATTATGAGAATAAAAAATACTATCAATGTGTAGATAGTATGGATTTGGGAACACTGAATTGGAATTTTAATGCAACTTCAGGTGTTGGAAATCATTTTTATGGACGCATAGACCCTGCCAAGTTTAAATATTTGGGTGCGTTTGGAACAACCGTTTATAATGTATTGTGCAGTAAATATAGAACAGTTTCCAGAAGTTCCAGTGTATTTGTCGATAAAACAATCACGATAGACGGGGTTAATACCATAGTTTCGCAAATTCAGGTCAAAGACACCGCCTACACCGATGCAACCGCATTTAAGCAGGCAATGTCAGGTGTAATCCTGTATTATGAATTAGCAACACCAATTGTCACGGATATTTCAACCGTGCTACCCGATGATTTTCTACGGAATATCGAGGTCGAAGCAGGCGGTTCAATCACGTTCAAAAACAGCAATGGTGACGATTATAGGATACCCGTACCGAGTGAGGAAGAGTATGTTGTGAAACTGAGTGAAGTGGGAGGTACAACATGACGAATCTACAAAAGAAAATGATGAAAGCCGCAGGGCTGACGGAAGATAATTTCAACAAACCAAAGGTCACTGAGATAGACAGAATAAAGGCAAACGTAGATTTTCTGGCTATGCTCAGTGGCGTAGAGCTGAATGAGGTGAGCGGCGATGAGTAAGAACTACGTCAAGGTCAAGAGATACTATGACAACCGTTTGTGGTCGGCTGCTATGGTACACACCGCTGTTGGCAAGTGGATCACGGCTGAGGAGTATGAGATGATAACAAAGGAGGTATACCATGAAGCAGAAGTTAGCGAAACTCATTGATGTAAAGTCCATTGTAACGCTGTTCTTGACAGCGGTGTTTTGCGTGCTGGCACTTCGCCGCACGATCTCAGCAGAGCAGTTCATCACGGTGTTTACTGTGGTGATATCGTTCTACTTTGGCACACAGAGTGCAAAGAAAAGGTCGGGTGATGATGAATGACGGAAGCGATCATAGTTGCACTGATAACAGCTGCTTCGGCAGTAGTGTGTCAGCTTGTCATAGCATCTAACAGCCGTAAGACTATGCAACAGGCGCAGTATGATAGCCAAAAACTTATCGAGTACAAGATAGACAAGCTGTCTGAGCGTGTGGACAAGCACAACAGTGTTATTGCTCGCACCTATAAGCTGGAACAGGATTATGCGGTGGTCGCTGAACAGATAAAGGTCGCAAACCACCGCATCGAAGATTTAGAAAGGAAGTAATTTTATGGCAAAGACATTTAAGGGCATTGACGTTTCGCAGTATCAGCAGAGCGTTGACTTCAAGAAGGTCAAGGCTTCGGGGGTCGATTTCGTTATCATTCGTGCAGGCTTCGGCAAGTATGCTAATCAGAAAGACCCATATTTTGAGAAAAACTACAAGGCTGCAAAGGCGGCAGGGCTAAAGGTTGGTGCTTACTGGTACAGTTATGCGGCAACTGTTGTGGAAGCAAAGGCAGAGGCT